CTTGGCTATAAACCCAAATTTGCGCATAAATCCAGAAATTTGGTCTTTTGTAACGACAAATTCTTGGTTTATGATGGCAATCATGTCATCACCCAGAACAGCCAACGAATAATCCGTGATACAGAAATGTTCAAACATGAGAGCATGTACAAGTATGTTAATCAGGGAATTACCGCAGGATGTGTTAGGATCTCCAGATTTTCTAGTGCCTGAAGTGGCGTATAGTATGTGTCCTACTTTCGTAGTCCCAACTGTTTCTAGCTGTCGGAAGAGCGCTTTCATGACCCAAGGCTGGTTTCTACAAAACTGGCCATAAATCAGTTGCTCCACCTCCAACAGAGGTTTAGAAATAGTCAAATCAAACCTACTAAAGTCGTCCATGAGAAAAATAGATCGCTCCGTCACATTGTTATCGAACCAGGTGCCTAGGTCCCTGCCCGTGCATTTGGTTACGTAATAATGCTTCGACGAACTATTGAAACATGCACTCATGTGGGAAGTGAATGCATCTATCCAAGGCCCTAAAACAACATTGTCGTACTTGTAAACAAGGTCAGAAATGATGCGAGGGTCGTATTCTTCATCGGGTTCTTTAAGCTGTTTGATTTCACGTTTAACAAAACTAGATCGCAAGCCGCAATTCACGAGAGAACTGCTGCCGTCCAAAACTTTTTCCAAAGCACGGTTGTTTTCACGCTGTCGGGGACCTGGGAAGCGAGAATTCCAAACTGTGTAATCGGTGGCCCAAATTTCTCTAGGCCAAAAGCGCTGGGGAGACAGTTTCCAAAACATTGGAAACAGTTTGCGAACCATTCCTGGCTCGGCATCGTCTCTGTCTTTGAGGACTCGATTGGTTAGTCCAACTCTTTCGTTTTCCCAACAAGATGCACACACGGATAACACAATTCCACTAAACCCACAGAAAATCAGATATATGCCGTCTCTGATCTTTGTGAGTGGTAGGTGGTCAAATGGGATACTAATGTGGCTAGTCTTGTGGAGAGTACTGAGTTCGTTGTTGCTAACATACGAGGGGTTGGCATAAGCTAGGGGAAGCAGGCATAAGGCTATAACCACCATCATAACCAAGAGCATTTTATTGCTCGTTTTGCGTTGCGTTCTCCAAAGCTCATATGTGATATATCTTGCAGAGCATGCAAAATTGTCCACCGCATAGGCTTTTTCGCGTTTTGCCAGATCCGTGTACTCCTCGACAAATATGTCAATAATTTGATCGGAAGTAAGTTTCAACTTCGAGGTCGTAACATGCCTTTTCGCCATAAGCAAGTGGGCCTGATAAAACTTCTCGTCGTTAAAATCATACTTGACTCCAACCAATTTCTGACGTATGAACTCACGGTAAAGAGATGTGTCAACTGTAACTTTGTTGTTGTCCTCAAACTGATTTTTAACTAGTTGGATTTCAAAAACAAAGGAGTTGCCCACCTCAGCTACGACTTGCCAAACTAGACTACCTCCGTACACGGGAAGGTGGTCTGAGTCGAACAACCATGAGGCCTTACGATGTCGATAAGGTTGGCCATTGCCTTGAACACTGTAGATGACAAAATCGTCTTCCACAACATACTTGGAACCATTGTAATCTCCAGTGGATCCAGCATGTTCGTGCACAATAACCATGGCGCCTTTAACGTGGGGACTTGCGAGCGCTGCACTGAGATCGTCGACACTCACATAGTATATGGATTGAACGAACAACAACCATCCATTGAGATGAGTGCATTCGCCAAGCAAACACTTGCAAGAATCGGCAATTACAGTGCGATTTCTGAAGACGTCTTTGGGGCTAACAACAGGGGCAAGGGCATGAAGTCCCCAACCACTGCAGCCAACAAAATCCATAATACGCCTTGTGCGAAATCCGTTGGACCCAACATCAGTTACACACTGAGCTGGACCCAACTTGCGCAGGTGAGTCAGCGCAACAACATTGGCCACAATCCGCTCGGCGGCGTTTTCACCGTGAGGGTGATAATCGTCGCCGGTTGAGAACTGAAAGCCATGTCGTAGAGCCAGCGTCTGAGTCTGCTCAGACAAACC